TGAAGAAGAGACAGAGCAGCACATCTATTCCTCACTAAAGCAGTTGCAAGACTGCATCAATGACCAACAGTAGGAACAACATGACCAAAGAACTTGCAAAATATATTGCTGCTTACATTATGTATGAGTTAGACAAAACTCCACATGGTTTAGTAGTGGATTCCCACATGATCTTAGAAGCTGTAGAAGCTTTTGAAGGGGGAGCTAGATGAGAGCATTAATAGATGGCGACATCGTAGTATTCAGGGCAGCTTGTAGTGCTATTGATGATGACCAATGGGTAGCTCTAGCAAGAGCAGACAAGATGATGCAAGACATTCTTGAAGATGTTGGTGCTAGTTCTTATCAGGTGTACCTCACAGGTACAGGTAACTTTCGTAGAGAGCTAACACCTACCTACAAAGCACATCGACCAGATGAACGACCAACACATTGGCAAGAAGTGCGTGACTACCTTGAAAAAGAACACAAGGCTATCGTGTGCAATGGTTGGGAAGCAGATGACCAAATGGGTATCGACCAAGACAAGGTTGGAGAGAGCACAGTCATCTGTTCTATCGACAAAGACTTGTTGCAGATCCCCGGCAGGCATTACAACTTTGTAAAGAAGGAAGCACAAACAGTTGGCATAGACCAAGGTAGAAAGTTTCTTTACCTTCAGAGTTTGATTGGTGACAAGAGTGACAACATCATTGGTGTGGCTGGCATTGGTCCAGTAAAAGCAGGCAAGGCTCTAGCAGAGCTTGAGACTGAGGAAGAGTGGTACGAGAAGTGCCGTGAACTCTATAACGATGATGAACGCTATCACTTGAATCTTCAGTTGCTATACATCTGGCAGAAACCAAACGACAAGTGGGAGCTGCCCCAAAGCAGCGACCTCACACCCACACAACCACAACAGGAACAACAATGACAAAGCTAGTGACGTTTGAATCGTTAGAAGTTGGAGAAAGGTTTTTTGATCCCAACACTGCTGAAGACTATCAAAAAACTTGTGGCAATGCAGCAGAGTTTCTTGTAGGGGGCAATTACAACTCAGGGCAGCTTGCAACTTTTGAAGATGCAGAGCTAGTACAACCTTTTACAAAATAGGAACAACAATGAAAAGAATAGTAGATGTAAAGCTTGCCTTTACATGGGATGACAACAAGGTTGAGTTCATGTACGAGAACTTGCCTGAACATTTGTTCAACGAACTTGAGGCTTACTTTGTAGAGCTTGAAGAACACAGAGAAGAAGTAGGTGACGAATACAACTTTGCTTACGACGGTGCTAAACGAGGACAGAAACATGACTAAAGACATCAACATGCAGCACATGACTATGCGAGAGTATGTGTCTATCGCTATCCTTGGTGAACTGTCTACCAAGCAGGAAATCTGGCAAGCACTGGGAGATGGAACGACTGATGCCAAGGCTGTTGTTAAGCAGAGCTTTGCTTGGGCTGACATCTGGATGCAAGTCCGAGAGGAGCGTAATGCCAAGACCTAAGCGACATCAACAATCAGCCTACCGCAGTGGGCTGGAACAACGATTCCAAACCGCCTGCGTAGCAGAAGGTTGGAACCTCCCATACGAACAAGACAAGATCAAGTACGTAATCCCTGCAAGCAACCATACCTACACACCTGACTTCACTGTTACTAATAACGTGTACATCGAAACCAAAGGTTTGTGGACTGGAGCTGACAGAAAGAAAGCTGTACTGATTAAAGAACAACATCCAGAGATAACGATCCTCTATGTGTTGCAACGTAATCAAGGTTTGTCAAAGAAGAGTAAGACCACTTACTTGGACTGGGCAGCTAAGAATGGATTGGATGCCTGCATCTTTGCAGACAAGGAACATTGGTTTAACTTCATCAAGGAACATATCAAATGATAGAAGGTCGTGAATACTTCAGATTCTTAGCCTACTCCAGTGGAGTGTTTGAGGGCATGGATCTAACCGAACGAGCACTGCTCGACATCGTTACTCAGGTAGATGACAGGCTCACAGTAACTGAAGCTATGAGTCTGCAAGACTTAGCTTCTTCAGCTACCTTGCATCGCAAGATGGACAACCTGCGTAAAGCAGGCTGGATCACACTTGAATACAAAGGTGAAGACCGTCGTACCAAGTACCTTGAACCAACAGAGAAAGCTTGGTCAGAGTACGTCAAGCTCAACTTTGCAGTACGTGAGGCAAACAATGTCAAGTAAGACTCCCTTGCAATACTTCAAAGAGATCCAAGATGTATCTCGTGCTCAGTTTGCTATGCCTATCCCACCACAGAACAGCATCCATGAACGTGATACGTACCGCACTGGAGATGGAGACTACGTGCAGCCATTACGTCCCGGGAGTCAAGACCACAAGTTGTGTCGTTCCCGTGGATTGTTAGCAAGCACAAGTTCCTAATAACATGAACACTGCATTGATTATTTTGTGCTTGTTTATGTACGTCGTAAACGAACTCACATAGGAGAACAACATGGCAGGACCGTATGACCAAGGATGGAACGATGCTCTTGATGAGATTGCTAGGCGTGCAGCATTGCTACCGTTTGGTAAAGACACACAAGAGAGCATTGCTATCTGGACAAAGGAAGCAAAGCGTATGCCTCTTAACATGACCGCAGAAGAACAAGAGCGTTGGTTGTGGGTAGAGGGAGAAGTGGGTAACGCTACTCTCTTGGGTAAACAAATTGATTTGGAAAATAAACTGGAGGATATGGAATGAGTTACGCAGAGGTAGAAATGGAAGTGTTGCGTTGGGGTGAAGCACGAGGTATCGTGAAGAACGGTAAGGCTATCTCTCAGGCTATTAAAACGCTTGAGGAAGTAACAGAGTTGCTCGATGCTATCAACCGTAAGAACTTGAATGATGCCAAGGACGCAGTTGGTGATGTCGTTGTGACACTGATCATGGTGTGTGCCATCTTGGACATCAACCTTGTTGAGTGTTTGCAGGGCGCATACACAGAAATCAAACATCGCAAAGGTTACCTCACACCAGAGGGCACGTTTATCAAGGAGCAGGCATGAGTGATGTAGATACAGTTTTAAACGAACGTGGATCACGCTACGGTAAGTTTGTAGATGTAGCAGCAGCCACACTAGCCATACAAAATGCAGTGTGTGACCATATGACTATGGAAAAACTACAAGCACTGTCTCCAGACATGACAATAGCTTTAGACATGATCTGTCACAAGCTTGCACGCATTGCTGTTGGTGATGAGAATTACGTAGATAACTGGGTAGACATTGCAGGTTACTCAAAACTTGTTGCAGATAGATTAGAAGGAGTTGAACGATGAATGTTATTAAGAACCTGTTTGTAAAAATACCAGCAGTAGAGCTGGCTAAACTTGAGTTAGCAGAAGCAGAGCGTGAGCGATTGACTGCACAGTCGCTGCATGACTACTACACAAACATCATCCAGTACCACAACGCACGGATCAAACGTTTGGAGAACTACATTGGGAGCAACAAATGATTGAAGTATCTTTAACAGATGTACTGCTCTTTGCGTGGGCGGCTATCGCTACTGTGTATGCTTTCAGATTTAAAGAAGACGCACACATGCACAAGTATGTGATTCACAAAATTCTCAATGACGAGAAACTTCGTAATGAGATGGTCAAGGGTTATGCAGAAGTACAGAAAGCGAGTGAAGCATGAACAAAGAACAGATGATCACAGTACTACGTAGTGTTGGTGTCAGTGAGAGCACGATCACAGTTATGAGCAACGCATTTGATTTGGGGTTTGAGTCTGCTAAAGATCAGGCTGCTGAGATTGCATTGGCTTATGACTTCGATTCAGCCCAGAAGATTGATGACCTTACCCCATGACAATACCATTGTCGGTGTGGTGTCCTGTAAAAAGGTGTAAAGTGCTAAACCCTAAAGCATTTGAACCGGAGATTACTATGGACACCCCCAAAACAATTCTCAACCCTAATGCTCCTTGGCCTAACAAACCAGAGAGCAAGGTAAAAGAGGTTGTTCGTAAGCCTAGAAAATTACCACCACCTAAAGACCCAAGCAAAATCAAACGCACAGATGAAAACTTTGAGCGATGGGCACTTAAAACCTTTGGAGAAAACTATGGCAAATGAAGCAGGCAAAGGGGACAAGCAGCGTCCCACTAACTACAACTCTTTCAGTAGCAACTACGACTTGTGTTTCAAGAAGAAAACAGATGAACAGAAGACCGATAGGACTATCAACTCCGTACAGGAAGATAGACAAGAACAACTACCTAGAACTAGCCAAACAACACATGACTAGAGATAGGTTTGGTACGTGGTCAGTCACTGATGCAGAGCTTCAGAGCTTTGCTGAAGCTGTTGCTAAACAAACAAAGGAGAAACAAGTTGGCTAGGAAAAAGTACAAACCAAAAGGTATCCGCATGGATGCAGTCGGGTGGGTTCTAAAAGGACTACAACCATTTAAGACGGTGGAGTACAGCACAACATTACGCATCAAGAACCATGCAG